AAGAACAAACAGATTTACCATTTTGAAAACCACATTAGAGAAGATTGCAGAGAAGCACGAAGATTGGCATAGAATCGTGTTATCGTTTGGATGCAAGGAATCAGTAGCAGAAGATATAGTACAGGAGATGTATCTTATGATGCACAAGTATATCCAAAAAGGGATAGACATATCTTATAATGACGAGATAAACTATTATTACATTTACAAACAGCTCAGGGGTTTATTCATTGACTTGCACCGAAAGGAAAAGAAAATAATAAAAACTAACATAGACACCTTGTCTGAGTTTATAGACGAGCAAGGAGAAACAAAACAAGCAGATGTCTGTGGTGCTATGAAGCAAATGGATAACCTGCTTGATAAAACCTTTTGGTATGATAGGACTGTATTTGAGATTATTAGTGGTGGTATGCCTATTGCAGAGTTAGCAAGAAAAACAAACATATCTTACTACTCTCTATATAATACCTATAAGAATGTTAAACAATTAATCAAAAACAATATAGAATGGGATTAGGAGATTTAGTATATTATTTTACAAAATACACAGGGATTCGCTATATATATAAGAAGATGTACCCTAACTGTGGGTGCGATAGACGTAGAGAATCTTGGAACTCTATCAAAATAAATCGCAATGAAAAATCTGAATAAACAAGATTACGACAAGTGGACTGAGTTTAAAAGCAATCTCAGAGGTGTGGTTAATAAGCATGAAATTGAGATGATAGCAAAGCTACACGCTAAATACTTTGACCACAAAATTGATATACCTAAACCCTGTGGATGTCCTAATGACAGAGCAAGAAGGGTAATTCAAAAATACATAGGCGAACTAAACACTTTATATGACAAAGGCATACAAGTATAAACAACCTTTAGACGATGCCCTGTACCGAAAGCTAAACAAGGATAAGAGTGTCAATCATTTTTTTCAGACCAAGTATGTAGGTAAGTGTATGAAGCTAATAAGCGACTTCTATAAATACCACGAAAGCAAAACGCATAAGGATTGGGAGTACTCGTACAAATGCTCAGTAGGGTTTAAGCAACTATCCTATGTAAGCCAAAGGATACATCTAAAGAATCAATGGGTATCAATGGAAGATATAAAGCAATATGTTTTCTATCGTGTGATAGGACAGACTTGGAACGGATACCAACAGGAGCTTAGCATCATAGACGAACTTAAAGAAGAGTTTACGAATATAGATATAATCAAAACAGACTTTGAGAAAGACCACACTTATTGCATAGATGCTGAGGTTATAAAAGACGATTACATTGTGTTAGGGATACAGATAAAACCTATCTCTTACAGGATGATGAACACAGCTTACCAAAACAGAGCAAAGGCAAACCACAAAGAAAAGAACGATAACTACGCACGTATGTTTGCCCCCTACGTTTATGTTTACTACGATGATAAAGGGATTGTAGATAAGCAAGAAACGATAAACAAGATCAATACAATAATGCATCTTAATATATGAATTTGCTTTATTAACATTTTTTTATTATATTTGTATAACATTAAAACGATTATATGAGAAAATTATTCAATTACATAAATAGCATTGAGGGTACTATGTACGTTATTGCTATCACAGTTGCCTTTTGGGTAGCCATCTTAGATATATTACTAATCACTTACGTTCTATTAGCATGGTTTTCAAAATAACACCCACAGGATTATACATCGTCAACAAAGGCGAAACGATAGAAGTAATGACTCAGACAGAGTTTAACTTATACTACACTCAAAATGTGTGGTGGGCTAAAGCCAAAAAGTTTTTAGGGTTATGAAGATAGACTTTGCACAGATAGGACTTGTAGGAATTATTATATGCTTGATATGGATTTTGGTCAGTTACAATATATGATAGACTCTGCTGAGATTTTAGAAGCGATCAGCAAGTGGCAAAAGAAGTCAGACAATGAGGAACTGCAAAAGGTATCAGAAGCAGCTGTACGACTCGTGTTCTATATCAATCAATTAGAGTTAGAACGATACAGCTTTAAGCGTATCTTACGAGAGGAACGTCAATCAGTTATTAGAGCTGTGGAACGTGCAAGACGAGTAGAGAAAGAGTTAGAGAATTTAAAAGAGAATAAATATGGATTATAGCGATTGGTTAAAGTATAACGAAGAACCTGAGTACTCATGCCCTATGTGTGGTACAGAGGTTAGAAAGTTAGCAGATTATTGTAGTGGAACTTGTTTTGAAGCAGACCTAAGATGAGCGAGATAACACTACTAAACGGGGAACGCTTTAAGAAAGACACCCTTATAGATTTATTAAGAGAGGACGAGTTTTACTATGGGTATATGTCTAAGGCAGCCCTAAGCTCATCATCAATCAAGATGCTACACCAAAGCCCAAAGAAGTATAGGTTTGTTACAGACTATGGTTCGCCTGAATCCCAACCATTAAGAGATGGGTGGTTGTTTCATACAGCAATCTTAGAACCTGATGTATTTAACGATCAGATATTTGTAGATGTGCAAAGCAAAAACACAAAGAAGTATAAGGAAGCATTAGCAGAGCATGGCAAAGTATTTACGCAAAAAGAGAAACGAGATGCAGAGAGATTAGCTGATGCGTTTCTAAGAAACGAACAGGCATTAAGACTATTAGATAACAGCGAGTTTGAAGTACCTGCCTGTGGTATGATAGGTGGTTATCCCTTTAGAGGTAAAGCAGATGTATTAGGTAAAAACAAAATCGTTGATCTAAAGACTACAACTGACATAAAGGGATTCCCTTACTCAGCTCGAAAGTACGGATACGATATACAAGTCTATATTTATTGTGAATTATTTAACGTACCTTACACAGAGTTTAAGTTCGGTGTAATGGATAAGGGAACTCTTGACATAGCGATATACGATGTATCAGAAGAGTTTTACAATGAGGGTAAAAGAAAAACACACGAAGCCATAGAAGTTTTTGAAACATTTTTTGTACATGGCGCAGATTTAGATAATTATTGTTTAACAGGAATTTTATAACATGAGAACAGAGATAAGAACATTCAAAGCAAGGGATTTAAAAAATCAAATAACAATCCCTCTACATCAAAGATGGAAAGAGAAACATCACATAAGCAACTTAAATAACTCAATCAAAGCGAATGGGTTTTTAACAGCAGTAACATTATACGAAATACGCAAAGGGTTATACTCAGTAGAGGATGGATACCAAAGGTTAAGCTCTGTAATTGAGAAGATGCCTGATCAAGAGATACACGCTGTTGTAGTGCCAAACGATACAAAGGTAAAACCTGAGGATGTTTTTCTATCACTTAACAATATACGAAAGCCATTACAGATACAGGATTATATAAGATTTCACGCAACTAAACGAAGTGTGAACCCTTTTGATAATGATAACTTCTATACGTTTGTTTGGAATAAGATATACAACAGCCCTGAAACACCTAAGCAACTTGATGAAGCTATGGGTGTTAATGGTGTATTCTCACACGCATCTATCAGGATGCTATTCACTCAATCATCAAATGATTCTTTTAGAACAGGGAACGCAAAAATACAAAGCAACACATCAACCCGATTGAGATTATATTATCTACTACAATCATCTTACATAGATGAGATCAACAAATATCTTGAGTGGGATAAAATGACTCACAAGCTGACTAAGTGTGCCTTAGCAGTTATCATTAATAAGGTAATTCGCAAAACGAATAATGTAGATAAGATGTTAAAAGAGTTGGTTAAGTTTTCTCTGTTTCTTAACAGAAGTATGCCACCATACTTAAACACCACAAAGGATAACGTAGTTACATATTATAATCAATTTGTTAAAAATAAATTAAGCACGATTAGATGACGTACACAAAAGACATCAAGACACGATTAGAGAAAATCATCAAAGAACACTTAGGTATAGATATAACTGAGAACAATCGTAAACACAAAACAGTAAGGGGTAGGATGATGGCTTATAGAATAATGAGAGAGCAGGAAGTGATTAAAAGACATATCTCACAATCATTTAAGCAAAACCACGCCACAGTTATATATCACTTAGATAGGTTTACCCATTACTACAAACACGATAAAGACTTTAAGTCAGACTTTGACAAGGTGTATAACATATTCTACAATATAAAGGACGAACCGATAGAGATAATTACAAAGCGAATAGAGAACCCTTTGTACTCACTTATAGATCAAGTACCCGAGGAGCGTAGAAACGATGTTAAAACACGCTTAGAAGCTATGTTAGTAGGGTTTAATATACAACCGAGGAATCAACAAGCGACTATATACAATGCAAACGCAGTTACAGCAGAATGATAACAAACGAGGACTGTATGGATTTAATGGCAAGGTATGAGGATAACTACTTCGACCTTGCTATTGTTGATCCACCTTATGGTATTGATGCAGGGAAAATGACTATGGGAAGTGGAAAGCATGAATTTGTAAAGGGTAAGGATTGGGATAGCGCAGTGCCTGATGATGAGTATTTTAATGAACTATTTAGGGTAAGCAAAGAGAGGATTATATGGGGTGGGAATTATTTTAAATTACCATTAAACAATAATTGGATAATATGGGATAAAAAAAATCCTAATCTAAGTTTTTCTGAAGCAGAGTTAGCGTGGTGTAGCATAAACAAAAATGTACGGATTTTTCAAAGATTATCAACACTTCCTGACTATGATGGTAAAAAGAAACATCCAACACAGAAGCCAATAAAGCTGTATGAATGGCTATTAATGAGGTACGCTAAAGAAAACGACAAGATACTCGACACCCATTTAGGTAGTGGCTCAATAGCAATAGCGTGCCATAACTTAGGATTTGAACTTACAGGGTGCGAACTCGATAAAGACTACTACGAAGCTGCCATGAAGCGAATACAACAACATAAACAACAACAAAGACTATTCTGATGATACACATGATACGATATTACAAACATTGGAAAACAACAACTGATGATCCTAAGATATTAAAGTATTGTGATAGAATGATAGAACACTTTAGTAATGAAGATAGACCTGACCTTAGATACAAACGATTATGATACTATATATGGACTTTAGTGGGTTCTTAACAACCATAGTACTCTGTGCCTTCTTTTGGTTTATAGGATACTTAAAAGGATATGAAGATGGAAAAAAATAACTTTATATGCCTTGACGATGAATTTACATACTCACGCTGCGTGTTTCAATGTAACGACTGCGCACTATACGAAAAACAATTAGATGAAAACAAAAAAGTGGACACAAGCACAGAAGATTGAGCAGATAGAAAGAGCTACAACAAAACTCTACTTAATGGTTAGTCAATTAGCTAAAGAGGTGCAAGAATTAAAGGGTACACAAAATCCTAAATAATTACGATATATACTTGAATAATCAAATTTTATCAAGATGCATGGTGGAGCAAGACAAGGAGCAGGTAGAAAACCCAAAGCAGACGAAGCTAAATTAGTGGAACGCTTAGATGCGATTATAGATAGTGATACAGCTCTTGCTAAGTTAGGAGAACTTGTATCTAAAGGCGATATGAGAGCAATACAGTTATACCTAAGTTATCGTTATGGTAAACCAAAAGAGAGTATGGATATTAACTCATCTGAGGGATTGAATATAAACTTTAAGGACTTAATTAAGTTTGTCGATTAACATACATAAGAAATACCTGCCAATATCAACAGACGATAGTAGATACTTTGTTGTAACAGGTGGTAGGGGATCAGGTAAGTCTTTCTCAATAAATGCTTTGCTTGTTATACTTACCTATGAGCGTGGGCATACAATCCTATTTACACGATACACTTTAACGTCTGCTCGTATCTCAATCATTCCTGAGTTTATAGAGAAGTTAGAACTGATGGATTGTATTGCAGACTTCCACGTTACTAAAGACGAGATAATAAATAGAAAATCAGGAAGCAAGATAATCTTTAGAGGGATCAAGACAAGCTCAGGAGATCAGACAGCAAGTCTAAAATCACTAACAGGTATAACGACTTGGGTTGTGGATGAAGCAGAGGAACTAACAGACGAGCAGAAGTTTGATACTATTGATCTGTCAGTAAGACAGCAAGGTAATCAAAACAGAGTCATCCTTATACTCAATCCTACAACTAAAGAGCATTTTGTCTATACACGATTCTTTGAGGATAAGGGAGTGCAGGAAGGTAGCAATACGAATAAGGATAACACCACATACATTCATACCACCTACTTAGATAACTTAAACAATCTATCTAAAAGCTACATAGAGCAGATAGAACAAATGCAAAAGCGCAGACCTGAAAAATACAAACAACAAATGTTAGGTTCTTGGATGGCTAAAGCTGAGGGTGTGATATTTGATAATTGGACTATTGGCGAATTTAAAAAGAAAGGTGTAAGCGTATGGGGGCAGGATTATGGTTTTGCTGCTGACCCATCAACCCTTGTAGAAACAAACATAGATACAGATAACAAAATAATCTACCTACGGGAATGTTTTTATCTACCAAGACTAACTACATCACAGATAGCACAACTCAATCTTAAACACGCTAAGGATGGTCTTATCGTAGGGGATAGTGCAGAGCCAAGACTTATACACGAACTCAAATCAAAGGGGTGTAGTGTAAAGCCATCAATTAAAGGGCAGGGTAGTATTACCTATGGGATATCTTTATTGCAAGACTACGACCTTGTGGTTAGCCCTGATAGTGCAAACCTAATTAAAGAGCTGAACAATTATAGATGGTTAGAGCGTAAGTCAAACACGCCTGTCGATGCTTATTGCCACCTTATTGATGCGATTAGATATAGCGTAGGATACCAACTGCAAAACCCAAATAGAGGTCAGTACGCTATTCGCTAAAATCATTTTTTTTTACGATATATAATTATGAAAGTAGATATAGAAATCCCTGAATCACTTAATGAGATAACCTTAGACCAATATCAGAGATATCTAAAGATACAAGACAAAAACGAGGATGAGAAGTTTTTAGCTGTTAAGATGATAGAAATCTTTTGTGGGATACGTGGAGATCACGTGCTGCTGATGAGGGCTACTGATATTAACAGCATAGTGCAGATATTAACTGAGATGCTAAACAACACACCCAAACTGCAAACCATGTTCAAGATGAAAGGTACACAGTATGGGTTTATACCTAAGTTAGATGATATGAGCTTTGGCGAATACATAGACTTAGATACGTTTATAGGCGATTGGGATAATATGCATAGGGCTATGAATGTTCTATACAGACCAATTACGAATCAATATGGCGATAAGTACAACGTAGAGGATTATAGCGTAGATAACGCAGAGCAGATGAAAGATATGCCTATGAGTGCAGTATTAGGTTCTATTGTTTTTTTTTACAATTTAGGGATGGACTTATCGAAAGCTATGCTGAACTATTTGGGGAACGAGGAGATGAACTTAGCTCTGCATCTAATTTCGGACGAAAATGGGGGTGGTATCAATCACTTTACGCACTCGCTCAGGGGGATATTGGACGATTTGAAGATATCACTAAACTAAATGCTCATCAATGTTTATATGCCCTAAGTTTTATGAAAGACAAAGCGGAGTTAGAAGCAAGACAAATAAAAAGTAAATTCAATGGCTAATCAAGGTGTAAGAGGTTTTTATCAAATCACAGAAACAATAAAAGACAAACTGTTAAACGATGTAAACGTAAACACAGTAACCACAGGCGATATAACAGATATCGACCTATCTAAGCAGACTATCTTCCCCCTATGCCATATCATTGTAAACAACGTAACAATAGAAGAGCAGGTGTTGCGCTTTAGTATGTCTATCCTTGCTATGGATATCGTTGACCAAAGTAAAGATGAAACAACAAACATCTTTAGGGGTAACAACAACGAACACGATGTACTCAACACACAACTTGCTGTAATCAACAAACTTATAGGTGTACTTAGAGGTGGTGCGTTGTACACGACCAAATACCAATTAGATGGCGATCCATCTTGCGAACCTTTTTACGATAGGTTTGAGAATCAAGTAGCAGGGTTTGCTTGTACGTTTGATGTGTTAATTGAAAACGATATTAATATATGCAGCTAAAAGAAACACAGAAAGCTCTTAGGGCGTTTGGTAAGTATGTAGTGCAGCAATCACGCACGAACCTTACTAAAGGCA